ATAATCTCGGTAAGTTCTGTGTTAAGTACAACTGCGATCCGAGTAGTCTTGAGGGACAAACTCGTTACATGATCAACGAAAATATCTTCCAACGTTATCTTCCAGAGTTTGAAGGTAGTGGAAAAACAGTTAGACAGTATATGGTTCCTGCTTATTATTGGTTGGGGTGGGGTATTAAAGGAAACAGAGAAATTTACTCGTATGACTACACAAAGAAATTGGTGTTGACATGATTAACGACTGGCGTTATAGTGATCAAAAAATGAAAACAAGACAGCAAGCTTATTCTATTCTTCTTGCTCGTTATGGGTCACAATTAAACCCAGATGGTAGTCCCATATATAATATGAAGTCAATCACAGAGTGTGCTCATGATTGGGTTTCGCAAGGAAATGTTAGATGTGATGGTATTGTAAAATACTTTGAAGCTTATTACACATGACAAATTCTTCTAAATGGGAATTTGGTGGTCTTGACAGACACCCTGTTAATGTGTTAAGGTTAATCAGTGAACTTGAGGGGTCTTCACAACTCCTCAAGTACATGGGTTTCAAAGAAGACATGGAAACCATCAATGAGATAAAGAAAAGGTATTACAAACTTTACTTTAAACTCAACAAAGAACTTAAGACTCAGTAGCTCAGCTGGATAGAGCAACTGCCTTCTAAGCAGTCGGTCGTAGGTTCAAATCCTACCTGAGTCGCTAATGGGACTGGAATGCATCCCGGCTCACATCTCCGAGAGAAAAAAGAATCGGAACACCAACCCATGTGAGAGAGAGGTGGGATCCCTCTTGAGCCTCCCCTGCTGACGAGCAGGGGATATTTTTATTCCTCTATAGCTCAGTTGGTAGAGCAGGTGACTGTTAATCACCCTGTCCCTGGTTCGAGTCCAGGTGGAGGAGTCCGCTCGAATAGCTCAGCGGTAGAGCACCTCGTTTACACCGAGGCTGTCGGGGGTTCGATCCCCTCTTCGAGCATTAGTATCATACATACTATGAACAAAGAAAAAATTAAAGACAATCTACACGAAATCCACCTAGAACTAGCCTATTTGAGAGCTATGGTAGAAAATGTTAGTAATCAGATGCAAGAATTGCGGGATGCAATTGGAGAGTCATCCAACCAAAACCAGAAGTTGCCGGTGCCCCAACCATACGAGCATCCGTGGTACAAATATAAGCGGGAACAACTTGTCGTTAGTGGAAATAGTCAGCGGGACGACTCCAAAAAAGAAGAAATCTCAATCAATCTTTAGCGAACAAGATCTTTTGTATCAAGAGAACAGACGCAAAAGAAAAATTAGAAAAATAGACTTTGAAGAACGGTAAATCAAATCTATAGAGAGTGTTAAATATGAACAGGTTCTGAAGAACTTTTGTTATAATACTCACACAAACGGAGACACCCATGATCAACTTAGATGAACGCTACCATTCTTATCTTTCAGGACAAAAGAAGTTTCGTATCGATGATATTGAAGAATCTGTGAAAGGATATGGATATGAATGTGATGGTTCATCCATAGTTGGTTATTACGTGTTGACAGAGAACCACAAATTATACTATAATCTCAACGAGCAATTCAATCGAATGGAGAAACTTAAATGAAAATCTTTCTTGATACAGCAGACTACAGAGAGATCAAAGATCGTTATGAAACAGGATTGGTAGATGGTATTACTACCAATCCTACACTAGTACGTAAGTCGGGTGTAAATTATTTTGAATTTATCAGTCGTTTATCTCACGACTTCTCTTTCGAGAGTATTTCTGCTGAGGTTGATGGACAGACTGCTGATGATATGTTGCAAAATGCTCAAGAATATATTGCAATTGGTTCTGAAGTTACCATCAAACTTCCTTTGACAAAAGAGGGTCTTATTGCTTGTAAGATTCTTTCTGAACAGGGTGTAAAGACTAACGTTACTCTTTGTTTCTCTGCTGCACAAGCAGTTATGACTGCAAAAGCAGGTGCTACATATATTTCTCCTTTCGTAGGTCGCATGAATGACAACTCCTTGAGTGGTGTTGAACTTGTACGTGCTATCTCTGGTCTGTATTGTGCTCAAGGAGTTAAAACAAAAATTCTTGCTGCATCACTTCGAGATGTACATCATGTTTCTAGGTGTCTGATGTATGGTGCTGGTGTTGTGACACTACCAACCAAAGTTTTTGATAAGATGTATAACCACGTTCTGACTGATGCAGGACTTGCTATCTTTGAAGAAGACTTCAAAAATATTACTTGACAAGTGTTTGTCCCTACACTATAATAAGGGACAGTTCACCGGGGTGTAGCGCAGTTTGGTAGCGCGCCTGCTTTGGGAGCAGGATGTCGCAGGTTCAAATCCTGTCACCCCGATTTTTCATCTTAAAAATATGGAAGTATTCACGATTCAAGAATGGGAAGAAAACTTCGACGAACTTTTTAAGAGAGTTGAGGATGGAGAAACGATAGGTATCCTAAGGGAAGATGGTCAAGCAGCAGTAATGATGCCAGCGGATGATGAACTCATACGCATATACACAGATCATGAAGAAGCTTCCTAAGGGACCGTCGCCTATCGGTTAAGGCCCACTGCTTATAACGGTGTGAACTGGGTTCAACTCCCAGCGGTCCTATTGGGGGATTAGCAATCTGGTGAATGCACCGAACTCATAATTCGGCTAAGGTGGGTTCGATCCCCTCATCCCCCATCAACTAAATATTTTTAGTTGTATGCCATTCTAGCTCAGCTGGTAGAGCAGGGCTTTTGTAAAGCTCAGGTCGCAGGTTCAAGTCCTGTGAATGGCTTAGTCTCGGAAAGACTCTAAAAGTGCCCTGGTCGGTGAAGGTCCCCCTTCAATCCCGAAGTCATGGAGAGACTTAAACAACCCTGGTGCGGATGGGATTACTCCCGCCCAGTTTCTTGCTTCTGGTAAAAAGTAAGTGGTGGATCCAAAAGACCCCTTCCGTGTGGTTGATTCCTATTTGCAACTAAACTAAATAGGTGGCGAGCCTGCTCTGGGGGATGACCTCCCCCTCCTCGCACGTATGGCGGAATTGGTAGACGCGCTGGGTTTAGGTTCCAGTGGGGTATCCCGTGAAGGTTCAAGTCCTTTTACGTGCATTAACAACTAAGAGAAAATTATGAACAAATTATTACTTGCTTTGATTTTAGCTGCCGCACCAGTTGCAGCTGCTCCTTCTAAGGGGTACTTTACGATGGATGCTATGGGGTGCATGCTGTTACGAGAATGTACCGAAGATGTTAAACGAGTCAGAAGTATTCAAGATATTAAAAACCATTATCCCGATAGTGATTATAGTAGCGTTGCTGCTGAGTTTAATGACATCATCGAGTCTTTTGATCGGATCGGAGTTGGTGTCTTTTTAGCAGATACAAAATACTTCCCTCCAGGTCATCGTGGAGTCTATCATACAGTAGGAAATAACTTCTTTTTGAATAGTGCATTTATGCATCGTCAGAGCACGCTCATGTCCGTTACAAGACACGAAGGATGGCATGCTGCCCAGGATTGTATGGCTGGGACAATTGATAACAGTTTTATTGCTATTATTAAATCTGAAGAATCTGTTCCTATGTTGTGGAGAACAATGGCAGAACGTACATATCCAAAGTCTGCTGTCCCTTGGGAAGCAGAAGCAGGTTGGGCAGGACGTACTGAAGGTATGACTGCTAAGGCATTGGATGCTTGTGCTACCGGTGAGATGTGGAAAGTTTACGAACCTACACCTAAGACTGGTGAGTGGCTTAGACAAAATGGATACATCGATTGACAAACCCGGATCAATCCCCTATAATATACAAGTCTGAAACGATTCTATGAAAAGTCCTATTGATGGTGAAGATAATACTTACGAATATCATCGTAGGTGTCGCATGGCTGATTCAATTGGTGACTATCTCTCTGATGAGAAAGTAGATGCTCGTCAATGTTACGAAGAAATTTTAGCTGAAGTCGATGAAGTTATTGAATATCATCGAACCTACTTGTCCAAAGCGCAAAGATTTAAAGAATTGATGCTTGGTAATCGAGAGATTGATTTCTTTGATGACAAAGAACTTGCAACCAAGTGGAAATATGATAGAATTCTTTTGAACGAGTGATACGTCACTCTTTTCTGCGGATGTAGTTCAGCGGTAGAACGCTATCCTTCCAAGTTAGATGTCGTCGGTTCGATTCCGATCATCCGCTTCGGAAAG